GGAATGTCCGAAGGAAGCTGTGGCTGTGGAAAAGACGGTATTATGGGATACGACAATGTGAGCGGTAATCCCATACCACTTGGCTCTAACCCTGAAAATGTACGGGATGATATTGAAGCCAACATTAGTATGGATGAATACGTCCTTCCAGCCCACGTAGTTAAGTGGCATGGGCTTAAGCATATTATGAGTATGCAGGAAGAAGCAGAAATGGGTCTTATGGTCATGCATACTGAGGGATTGATCCATCATGTTGACCAAGAAGAACCCGATAGCGAAGGCTTTGAGGACGCCGAAGTTTCGTATGAAGACGATACCGAACAAGAAGAAGCCTCAGAGACACCAGAAACACAAGAAGATGTTCCATCAGAGGACATCGACTTAGAGATCGCTGCCGTTCAGGTAGACGATATGTTGGATGATTTAGACGATATCGAAGAAGTATTGCCTAAGACATCTAAACTTCCCGGAATGCTTAAGAAACAAAAATACGCATTCACAATTTAGCATGGATACCCGCTAGTCGGACCCATAAGAGGAACCTATGGAACAGAAACAGAAATACACACGCGCTCCTGAGCCGGAAGATAATCTAACGTATAGTGAAGAGGTTGGACAACAACAGCCTGTAGAACAGTTAGATGCAGAAGAAGAAAGCTATAAAAAGCGTTATCAAGACATCCAACGTCATATTCAAACAGTGCGTGATCAGAAGGATCAAGAAGTCGCTGCTGTTAAGAAGCAGTTGGAAGAAGCCACCCGCAAACAGATCAGATTCCCAAAGACGGATGCTGAAGTTGAGGCGTGGTCAAACCGCTACCCAGATGTCGCTAAGATCGTTGATACGATTGCTCGTAAGAGAGCGAATGAAGCCCTACAGCAGGGTGAAAAGCGTCTCGCTGAGGTAGAGAAGTTTGAGAAGTCTTTACACCGTCAGAGTGCAGAACAGCAGCTTATGAAGCTACATCCTGACTTTGCACAGATACGGCAAGACCCTAAGTTCCATGAGTGGGTTTCAATGCAACCCTCTGCCATGCAAGATAGCGTCTACAAGAATAATACAGATGCTACTTGGGCCGCACGTACAATTGACTTGTACAAGGCTGATATGAAGCGAGGGAGTAAGGGAAGTAAGTCTGCTGCTCAAGCAGTAGGACGTACATCATCATCTGCTCCAGCAACAGGCAAACGGGCTACTTTCTCAGAGAGTATGGTCCAGAACATGACTGATGCAGAATTTGAAAAGAACGAGGATGCTATTCAAGAAGCTATCCGTTCAGGTAGTTTTGCATACGACATATCCGGCGCTGCACGGTAAATAAGTCGAAGGGTATAGTTGACGGTAAAAACAATCAACTGTATCCTTCGGATGCGCCCATGAGGGTGCATATTATAACAGTTAACTATTGCAGTAACTAACTCAATGTGTTATAATGAAACCATTGAACAACTAGAATATAGGACACTTGTAGTAGTACACCCTGTATTCTCCCCCTCCAGATAATAATACTAGAAGTCCACCAGTAGACTTGGACCCGCTTGTCGATACTCCAAAGAAGCTGACACTGACGTTTAATTGTCTGATTTAGCTGCTTCTATTCGTAGAGGCTTACTTACAGCCATTTCATTCAAGGAGACAACAAATGGCATTTCCAAAGGCATCAGGTTATACCAACCTGAACTCAGGTAACTTCTCACCAGTTATCTACTCTAAAAAAGTACAGAAAGCATTTCGCAAGGCTTCTGTAGTTGATGCGGTTACTAATACTGACTATAGCGGTGAAATCGCTCAGTTTGGTGACTCTGTTAAAATCATCAAAGAGCCAGATATCACAATCACTAACTATGAGCGTGGTACTCAATTAGCGACACAAGACTTGACTGACGCCGACTTCACTATGGTCGTTGATCAGGCCAACTACTTCCAGTTCGCCATCGATGATATCGAAGAGGCGCATTCGCATGTTTCGTTCCAAGACCTTGCGAGTGACCGTGCTGGTTATAAACTGCGTGATAGCTTTGACGCAGAAGTACTTGGCTACTTGTCAGGCTGGAAAACACCTAGCTCATGGGCGCGGCGTTCAGCATCTGGCGATATCAACGGTACTAAGGCCGACACTAACGCTGGTAATGACGAATTACTTGCAGCTAACAAGTTGGATATCACAACATTTGGTGGTTCTGATCTTGGTGTAGATGGTGAAGTTACTTCTATCCCAATCGCCGCTGGTGGCGGTGCTGGTGGTATTACATCACCATTGGCTATTATGAACCGCATTGCCCGTCAGATGGACGTTGCTAATGTGGACACTGATGGAAGGTGGCTTGTAATTGATCCAGTGTTTGCAGAAGTATTAATGGATGAGTCAAGTAAGCTCATCAATTCTGACTTCGGTGGCGGTGATGAGATGCGTAATGGTAAGTTGCCCGGAACAATCCGTGGTTTCTCCATCTACAAGTCTAACAACCTTCCTTACTTAGGTACAGGTGCAGGAACTGCCGCTGCTGCGGGTTCTGAAACCAACTTCGGTGTGTTGGTTGCTGGTCATGGTTCTGCTGTTGCTACTGCGGAACAGATCGCCAAAACAGAGACTTTCCGTAGTCAAACAACCTTCGCGGATGTTGTGCGCGGGATGCAATTATATGGGCGCAAGATTCTTCGCCCTGAAGCTCTGTTCACTGCGAACTACAACTTAGCCTAGAACTAATAGAGGGGCTGGTCAAGCACTGGCCCCTCACTTTTTGAGGTTTATTTATGCCATCTACTTACCTTGATCTATGTAATCTAGTTCTTCGCCGCCTTAATGAAGTTGAGATAGCTGCGGATGAATTTAGTTCTATACGGGGTGTACAGGCTCTGGTTAAGGATGCTGTGAAATCAGCCCTAGCTAAAATAAACCAGTCTGAGTTTGAGTGGCCTTTCAATGCCGCACAGCATACTGCTACTTTGGTAGTCGGACAAGAAGAATATACTTGGCCTCAATACTTCAAGGCCGTAGATTGGAATAGCTTTCAGATACAAAAGAACGACAGTCTGGGTACTGGGTACAAGACCCTAACCTACATGGATCGGGATGACTGGCTGAAAAACCACAGAGACAACGATATGGACTCTGGCAATGTAGGTCGAGGTATTCCAGATTTTGCCTTTGCTTCTCATGGTAATGGCTATGGGGTAACCCCCTCGCCCGATAAAGCGTATAGCATTCGTTTCAGTTACTATCTGAATTTTACTGACATTACGAATGCTACGGACGTAACAAGAGTTCCAGAAAGCCACGACAGTGTGCTGATAGATGGCGCTATCTATTATATGTATATGTTTAAGGACAACATGGAAGCTGCTCAGGCTGCGTACATTGCCTTCGAGAAAGGCATTAAAGACCTTCAGACATTGTACATAAACAACACTGCCGCCATACGCGATACTAGGATTAGATTTTAATGCCTGACCAAATCCAGTCATTCAAACTGGTCTGTAGTGGTGGTCTTAACAGTAACGAAAATCATCTCGATTTATCGGATAATGCCCCCGGATCGGCTACCAGATTAGTTAACTACGAGCCGTCATTGTTTGGCGGCTATCGGCGTATTGAGGGCTTTGGTAAGTACGACAATGACTACGGCGAAGTTACCGTAGACGGTCAAACCACAGGCCAAGGTAAAGTACTTGGTCTAGCTATATTTAAGAATGACGTAACTAATTCAACACAGATAATCGCTGCACGGCAAGATGCTGGTGGAAGCAACTACAGTTTCTACTACTACACGGCTTACATTGGCTGGAGAAAATTTACTCTAGATCATTCCGTTGTCAGGCCAATGACTTTAAATGGTTTGACCGTTAGTAAACTACGCCATGTTAATTTTAACTTTGGTACAGGCAACAAGATTTGTTTTGTAGACGGAGTAAACCCAGCCATCATTTTTGATGGATCACACTGGGAAGAGATCAAATCTAGTAACAGCGGAGGGTATACTGCTGGACATAGTTCTAATACTGCTGGAGGCGCTCAGGCCATTAATGCACCCGCTCTGGTGGATGTATTTAAAGACCACCTCTTTCTTTCAGGACATGAAGCCTCACGCGCTATAGTAGCCCACTCTGCCCCTACCAATACAACAGACCCTGATGGTATGTATGATTGGACAAGTGCTGCCGGAGCCGGACAGCTACCCGCAGGATTTGATGTAGTACAGATCAAGCCATTCCGCGATGACTTATTTGTCTTTGGGGATAACGGCATTAAGAAGATTAACGTCAACTCTTCTAATAACTTCATCTTTGAGAATGTTACTTCTAATGTTGGTTGTGTAGCTAGAGACAGTGTGCTGGAGATTGGTGGAGACTTAATGTTCTTAGCACCTGATGGTTTCCGGCCTGTTGCTGGTACATCTCGTATTGGTGACGTTGAGCTAGAAACTGTCAGTAAACCTATTCAGGCTACCCTTGTAGATACCATTGCTAATAATGATATGAGTACTCTAAGCGGTGTAGTTATTAGGTCTAAGTCTCAGATACGCTACTTTTTCCAACAGGATGAAGGCAGTAATCTAAAAGCCCAGACAGACAGCAATGGTATTATTGGTGGTTTAACTAACAACAGCGGCTCTATCGGATGGGAGTTTGGTGAGCTACTAGGTATACGGGCATCTTGTTGCGAGAGTGGCTATATAGGAACAACAGAGTTTATTTTACATGGCGACTATGATGGTCATGTTTATAGACAGGAAAGTGGAACCTCGTTTAATAGCGCAGACATAGTTTCCGTATATTCTACCCCATATCTGGACTTTGGAGAGACAGAGCAACGTAAGATACTACGAAAAGTAAATACATTTATTCGGGCTGAAGGTCCGTTAGAGATGCTACTTTCAATGACTTACGACTGGGGTGACGGGGCTACTAGCGTTCCGTCTACTTACTCTCAAGAGTCTTCGGGCGCTCCAACACGATACGCTGGACGAAACATAACATACAACGCCGCCAACGTACTCTATGGCGGTTCATCTAAACCAATTATGACCACTGACATTCAAGGATCAGGATTTTCTGCACAGGCTACTTTCGTGACCGTTGGGCAGACATTCCCATTCTCAATTCAAGGTCTGGTCTTTGAATTTACACCCGCAGGGAGACGATAGAAGATGGCAGGATATACACGGCAATCCCTTGCTACCATTATCAATGGTGCAAATATTACTGCACCCCCTCTGAATGCAGAATTTAACCAAATCTCTGCGGCGTTTAATTCGTCTTCTGGACACTCGCATGACGGTACTTCTGGCAATTCTCCAAAGATTAACCTCACTACTTCTGTAGCTGGATATCTTCCAGCAGAACATGGCGGTATTGGTGGTAAGAATAAACTTGATGCTACTACTACTCCTACCGTAACAGATGACAATAATGATGGCTATGCTCCGGGGTCTTTGTGGGAAGATACCACTACTGGTCGTATATACATTTGTGTAGGAAACAGCACTGGTGCAGCCGTATGGCGTGAACTGGTACAGGTGGAATCCGGAAATGCTATTCTACCCGCAGCCACTGATACTGTGGACTTGGGTAATAACAGCACCCGCTTTCAGGATTTGTTCCTCAGTGGGGGTATTTCAGCCTCTGGCAATGTAGCCGTTGGTGGTACTCTAAACATCACAGGAGCAACGGCTCTTGGCTCTACGCTTGGTGTAACTGGCGATACTACGCTGGTTAATCTGTCGGCTACTGGCACAACAACAATTACATCTATCGATTT